CCGTTGGCGAATGAAATTTGAAATTTGTACAACATACCATACTGGCCGTTGTAAGTTCCGTTGGCGGTTACATTGGTTACCGCACTTCTTTTGTTTTGTTCCATGATATTTGATTTGTTAGATTGTAATTTAGTTTTTGTAGAATCTCAAATTGCTTTTCCATTGATAACCCGTTACGCTTGAATTGAAATTTCCATGTGGTAACTGTGTAATAATTGGTTTGCAATAACTCGGATAACTCTTTGTTGCTTTTGCTGAATACTTCGTTTAATGCTTCGTATGTTGTCATAAAATTAAAATGGTAACTTTTGTCGTATGCCTATCGATTGCCCGATGTTATACAACCAGGTCGGATTTTCCATTTCCATCGTTACATAACCACTAAATGGGGTTGCAGTGGATAATGCTTCATTGGCTTGTACATATTTCCGTTCAATGATGGTTATTTTGGTTTTGTAAATTTCATCGTTTTGAACTAACTCAACGAATTGTTCCATCTCCGTACCGAAGATAAAATGCATTGTGAATGTGAATTTCATTTGTCGGCCCTCCCTTTGTACATTCTGCGTTGAACTAACATTTGTGTGAACTCGTCAAACTCGGGTACGATTTCATCGCGTTCAAATTGGTAGGGCTTGGCTTCCTCGATGTTTTGGAAACGCTTGTTGTTTTGCTTGATGCAATGCCACGCATACATCACCGCAATGGTGATTGGCGTGAGGATGATTAGGTAGATTAAATCCATGTCGTTTGTCATTTGTTCCACAAATATACATTTGTTATTTGAAATTCCAAACACATTAGGCAAAAAAGAAAGGGAAATTAATCCCCAATCTTTGTGAATGACCTTAATCCTTTGTGAGTGACTTCAACATGGCAATCAATCGGGGGCATGGGTACACATCCGCCTTGTCGGGGCGAACCGAATTGTGGGTATAAACCCCAGGTTCGTTCTTCAATGCCCGTTTGGTAACCGCCCAAATGTCCTCGTTGTAATCCAATGGGATGCCGTATTTGGTAGACCATAGAATCAAAAGGTCTTTGATGGATGCGATTTGTTCATCCGTGTATGAATGCCACAACTTGTATCCTTTGTATGGTTTGTCAAGTTCGGTTACTTGATCAGCGGGAATCTCACCACCCACATAATTATAATACTTTGTGCCTTTTTTGGTGATTGGCCCCCAGTTGCACACCTCAATACCAATTGATGTTTTATCCAATGGCAAGTAAGGACACCCCAAAGGTTGGAAATGCTTTGTTCCCAACCCCAAATGGTAAGCCCAATACTCGCTTCCAAATCCTTGTACGATTGTTCCATCCGTGCTGATGGCAACGCAAGTCGCAACCTTGTTGGCTACCTTTTCCCAATACGCAAAGGTTTGTTCACCGCTTCCATTACCCGCCGTGTGGTGTAAATACACTTGGGTTTTCTTCACCGCCTCGCGGTTATATGCTCGGAATGGTACTTGTTTAATTTTCATTTTGTTTAGAGAATTTATCAATTGATGTAAAACCCAATGAGCCAATCACAATCCACTTGACCGCCTCCACCAAATCGGGAGATGGTGCAATGTCTTGTGGGCTTAATGAGTTGTGGGCCATTGTGCCAAATAGTACGAACGCCCCAATGATCCCCACGAACCGCTTGGAACTGAACTCGCCTTTGTCGCCCTTGAAAATTTCAATTATCTTTTTCATCCTTGACCCCTTGATGGTTTTGAACTTTTGTGTTTATTGATGTGCTTCGTATGCCTTCCCAACTTGCGTTTGGGCTTTGCACGGAATGTGATTATGTTGGATTTTACTTTTGTTGCCATATGTATAACCTAAACCAATTGAAATCTTCTTTGCCACCTTCCTCCACATAGTTCAACCATGCATCATAGATTGGGCCTTTGAACTGTACTTCCTCAACCGCCGTATCAATTCCCGCACCAACCATCTTGACGGCATACACTTCAATCTTTTCTTCCATCTTTTCCACCTTCGCTTCCGCCATCTTCACTTCCATTTTCAACGCCTCTTTTTCCTTTGCCTTTGCCTCAACCATCTTGGCATTCATCGTTTGAGCCATTTTGGTGACTTCTCCCGCACTTTCAATATTTTTTGATACCTTATTAAGCAACGCGTCTATTTCGTCAATTGTAGGGCTTTGTTTTGCGTTTACGCTTGTAAACAAATACCCCGTGATAAACGCTGCGGTGAATATGATCAATAGGTTTTTCATAACTTTTGCATTGTTTTCATGATGCGTATTTCCGTCATGGCCGATGCCAAGCACGAATCCGACTTTTTAAGTGCGTAAGAAAGTTTGTCAATCTTGATATCCAACGCCTCGATTTTGGCATTGGCTTTTTCGATTTGCTCTTTGTAGCCCGAACGAAGGTCAATATAAAGATAGCCAACGGCCAACAACATACAAAAAGCCACGGAAGCAACTGGGTTCTTACGAAATTGGTCAAAATTGACGGGCAAAGCATTCTTGGTCATTATTCGGCGGGGGGTTCGGGAATTACACAATAAGGAGAATCGGGATATTTATCACAAAAGGTTTTCAAATACAAAGAGTCATCACCCGAAAAAGTATGCACCCCACACGGGTTTGGGAACACCTCAAACGGGGCAAACTCTGCGGGTGGTTCGGTGTAGAACAGAATGTCAACCGCCCACTTGTCGGATAAAACTGCGGGGGTAATTACCTCCATCCCGTCATAAACTGCGGGGGTAATTACCTCCATCCCGTCATAAACTGCGGGGGTAATTGGCAAAAATCCCAACTCAACCACGGCACAATCTTTCCAACTTGTAACGGGTTCGCCCTCGGGGTTGGTTGTGGTTTGTTCTATTAACTTGCGAAGCGTCGCCCATTCGGTTGGGGTAAATTCGTATTTGCGAAAAATCTTTGTCATTGCTTAAATTGTTGTGAGTGATGCGAGTTCTGCGTTGGTGAGGCGGGTTTTGAATAAAACAACTTGATTAACTTCTTTGCTATTTGGGTAACTATTTTGAAAATACGCATCGCTTAAAGTGGGAATTGAAACGCTTGTATCATTGCCAATATTTGCACCATTTACATAAAAAACAAAATCATTATTTGCGTAACCAATAGCACATTTATAACGCCCTCCAATTGTCATAGAACCAAACGCAACAGTTGCGTCAACGCTCACCCCATTAGTTACACGCCCATACAAAGCCCCATTATAATTTGAAATTGCTATATTACTTGTTCCGTATGACTGCTCACCTATTGAAAAAATAGCGTTGTCTACATTTGCAGTTCCTAAACCTTCCCAAACAAAATCACAAAATACCGTTCCGCTTGTCTGCCCAATCAAACTACTAATCCCCGTTTTGAAACAAGCATCCGCAACCCTTGTGGCACTTGCTGAGGTTGTTGGTCCTATATAACTCGTTGCATAACTTCCCGCCTCAAATTGACATCCCCAAACAAAAATCCCGCTTGTAGCATCTCCCGCAAAAGAAATTGAATTGTCTGCATTTGCTACATAAAAATAAGATTTTGAATTTACTGCCGTTGCGGTGAAAATACAACGATACCACCCATTCCCCATATTTTGTATTGATGCCGTACCCGCACTTACAGTTCCGACAACGCCCGTGTTTATATTGAAATAAGCAATTTCACCACCATTTTCTATTGCAACAAAATTATACCCATTTGCTTTGGCAAAAATACTTTGTGTGAAAATTTGTGATACCGTTGCTTTGTCTTGCTGTATTCTATGTACTCCGTTTGTTGTAGTTGGCGTAACTGTGTCGGCGTTCTGCGTTCCGTCGGGGCTTGTTGTAGAATTAGCGGTAATTGTTGCGTTTGTTTTTGTCCAATCCGCATTGTCAAACTGCTCTGAATAAGTGAAATAATTCGTCCTCTGCGGTTCCAACAACAAACTCGGACACCCGCCCCCGCCATTTTGGTAGGTTAGGCGTGGAACATTTAATCGGTCGGTTGTGGGGAAATAGGGCTTTGCGGTTGAGCCAACTGCACTTTGCGCCCCCCATATGTAAACGCTTTGCGTTGCGGCTGATGTTGCATCGTAGTTTGGTGTTCCGTCAACAAGGCATAAACCTATTCCGAATGTTGTTGAAGATGCACCTCCATAATTTTGCGAAACAATACATCTGTACCATCCATTGCCCACACTTTCAATGCTTGTGGCCATCCCACTTGATTTGCTTAATGCAGTGCCGTTTACTACATCAAAAAATGCAAATGTCCCACTATTAAGTCCTAAAATCCAAATAATACCGCTTCCGCTTTTTGCCTTAACATAAAAGAAATTTGTTAATTGCTCAAAACTATTGGTGTTTTGTACTATATAATAATAATTTAAACCACCACTCCCGCCTAATTTTTCTAATGTGTCCGCAGTTGTTGTTCCGTTTGGTGCGGTTGTAGTATTTGATGTAACTGTGGAATTGATTTTTGACCATGCCCCATTACTAAAATCTTCGCTATACTGCACCAAATTCCACGGGCAAACCTCAACCAATCCCGCCGAATTTACTCGCGTTCCGTTGGATGCACGGGTGAAACTTAAATCTCCCGCACCACTTGTGGGTATTTGAGAATAAACAACATCCTCTTTGTATCCGCTTGGTATTAAAACCAAACTCGCTTGTTCTAAAAGTGTACTCATTCTTGTGAATCTAAATTATCCAATTTGAAAATCATGCAGTCCACACCTTCGTAATAACCACCATCCGCAGTTACCCTATTGGTATATTCCAACGCCAACACCGCCCCACCCGCTTGGGTGAAGGGAGTAACACCCATTGCAATCCCAACAAACATTATTCGTTGTAAAGTACGATTGAACCTGATGTCAAGGTAATTGATGAAATGTAGTTGCCATCTGCAACGCAATGGAACGGACCAGGTAACAAGGTTGTACCCGTCAATCCCATGGTAGTCATCAATGAATTGCCGTCCTTATCCAAACAAGCCGATACAACGGCATTTGAATTGACAAAAAATCCACGGAATCTACCCGTTTTTGCGGTTGTATTGGCTACGGCTACACTTCCAGTGTAACCTGCGGTAAATGCTGATCCTGCGATACTCATATCTATAAAACGATTTTAAGGTTAATTGTTACGGATTACGGGTGATTTGCCCAATGCCTTGCGCCCACAAAGTGCCATCACAACACTTTTTGGAATATGTGTTTTTGTCCTTGCACAAACACGCCCGTGTTCCACCACCTTGCGGGGATGACCTTGATGGGGTTTTCCACCCATTCTGTGTGTTGTTCGGATTATTTGGGTTGTTCCAATTGCTCATTTTCTTATCAATGCAAAAAGT